ATTGAAGAAAGGTTTGTAGCTATAGAAACTTCTGTTGATTACATGAACAAGTCTATAGATGGATTAGTTATTCCAGACAACAGCGACCTTAAAGCAAGCGTTGCTTCACTAACAAGTGACGTTGAAAGAATCTGGATTGAGATAGATAAACAAGACGATAACCCTTTGGCAAACTAAATTATGAAATTTAACTTAATAAAAAATGTTGTAGGTGCTTTAGCTCCTACTCTTGGTTCTGCATTAGGTGGCCCGTTAGGTGGTCAAGCAGCTTCTGTAATTGCTGGAGTTCTTGGATGTCAAACAGATCCAAAATCTATTAACAAAGCAATACAAGCAGCAACTCCAGAGCAAATGTTAGAGCTTAAAAAGGCAGAGCAAGGCTTTGAGTTGCAAATGAAAGAACTTGAAGTGGATGTGTTTAAACTAGAGACTGCGGACATACAAGACGCTAGAGGAAAATTTGGTAAAGATTGGACAGCCAGAATAATGGGTCTTGTTGTTGTGGGGGGATTCATGGGCTACATATTCCTTGTTACTCTTCAACCGCCTGAACAAAACAGCGAAGCTTTAATTAACTTAGTGTTAGGTTATTTAGGTGGGTTAGCTTCCGCTATTATTAGTTTTTATTTTGGTGCATCACACAGCTCGGATAACAAAGATGGCGAATAGAACAACTGCACATGATGTAGCATCAGATCTTAAAACACACGAAGCAAAGTGCGAAGAAAGATGGAAAACTATTTTTGGAGAAACTGCCGAAATAAAAAAACAAATGAGCGAACTAAATGGAACTTTAAAGATGGCAACGTTTGGAACTTTTGGTTTTATGGCAACTCTTTTAATAGCTCTTCTGACAGGAGTAGTAGCAATATAATGAAAATATCACAAGAAGGTATAGCTTTAATTAAAAGATTTGAAGGGTGCGAACTAAAAGCATACCAAGACAGTGTGGGAGTTTGGACAATTGGATACGGCCACACCAAAGAAGTAAAGGAAGGTGATGAAATAAACCAAGAGCACGCAGAGTTTATGCTTACTGAAGAGATGCCTGAGTACGAAGGGTACATTAATAACATGGTTAAAGTGCCGTTAGAACAAAATCAATTTGATGCTTTGTGTTCGTGGGTATATAACTTAGGTCCAACAAATTTAAAAAATTCAACTTTATTAACTGTTCTTAATCAAGAAAGATACAAAGAAGTTCCACAAGAAATTAAACGTTGGAACAAAGCTGGAGGTGTTGTCTTAAATGGTTTGATAGTAAGAAGACAGGCAGAAGCATTATTGTTTGAGGGTAAAGAATGGCTTTAACTAAATTATTATTTAATCCCGGTATTAATAAAGAGTCCACTGATCTTATGGATAAAGGCGGATGGGCTGATGGCAATTTAATTAGATTTAGAAAAGGGTTACCAGAAAAAATAGGCGGTTGGAACAAAACAACAACTGAAGATTATGAAGGAACGGGTAGAGCTTTAACTGCATGGGTTGCATTAGATGCTACCAAATATTTAGGCTTAGGAACTACCTTTAAATATTATGTTACAACCGGTGATATTTTAAATGACATTACTCCTATACGTTCAACTGATTTAAACGTTACTACTTTTGCAGCAACTAATGGTAGTGCTGTTATAACTGCGACAGATACTTCTCATGGTGCTGTTGTTAACGATTTTGTAACCATAAGCAATGCTGTATCTTTAGGAGGCAACATTACTGCTGCTGTTCTAAATAAGGAACATCAAATAACAGGAGTGCCTTCTGCTAACACTTATACATTTACAGCCTCAGCTACTGCTTCATCGGATGATGATGGCAATGGAGGAAGTGCAACGGACGCTGCTTATCAAATTAATGTGGGTCTAGATGTTTATGTAGAATCAACCGGTTGGGGTGCAGGACTTTTTGGTGCTGGATCATGGGGATCTGCAACAGCTTTATCTGCAACAGATCAATTAAGATTGTGGTCGCACGATGCTTTTGGAGAAGATTTAATTATTAATCCTAGAGCCGGTGGAATATATTATTGGGATGAGTCTTCAGGATTAACTACTAGAGCAGTAGACATTACAACTTTGACCGGAGCAAATTTATCTCCAACTGTAGGTCTTCAAACTATTGTTAGTGACATTGATCGTCACGTTATTGTATTAGGTGCAGACCCTATTGTTGGCAGTGCCAGGACGGGAGCAATAGATCCTTTGCTTGTTGCATTTTCTGATCAAGAAAGTGTTACAGAATGGGAGCCCACTTCTACAAACACCGCAGGATCATTAAGACTTTCATCTGGTTCACAAATTGTTGCTGGATTAAGATCAAGACAAGAAACTCTTATCTGGACTGACACGGCTTTATACAGCATGCAGTTTGTAGGTGCTCCATTTACTTTTGGAATTAATCTTATTAATGAGAACGTTGGCCTTATATCTCCAAACGGAGCCATTAATGCACCTGACTCCGTGTATTGGATGGCTAGAGATGGTTTTTACACATACAACGGATCAGTACAAAGATTGTCATGTTCTGTTTTAAATTACGTTCTTGACGATTTCAATTCAAATCAATCATTTAAAGTTACGGCATTTACCAACAGAGAGTTTAATGAAGTTGGTTGGTTCTATCCTTCTTCTTCTAGTCTAGAAATAGACAGGTACGTTGCATACAATTATTTAGAAAAGGTATGGAGTATCGGAGAGCTATCAAGAACTGCATGGTTAGACGATGGTATTTTTGAAAAACCTAGAGCAACAGGCAAAGACAGTTCTGTTAACTATATTTACACACACGAAAGCAGTGATGATGATGACGGATCTCCAATGGATAATGTCTTTATTGAGTCTGGTGATATTGATATTGATGATGGAGAAAGGTTTGGCTTTGTAAGAAAAATTATTCCAGACGTTAAATTTTTTGGAAACAATTCTAACGTTGGACAAATAAATTTTGTTTTAAAAACAAGAAACTTTCCGGGGGACAGCTTAACCACTAACTCTACTAACAATGTAACTAGTAGCACAAAACAGAATCACGTTAGAGCAAGATCTAGACAAATAGTATTTAGGGCACAATCAGATGACGATGCAAATACAGAAGCAAGAACTGGTTTTACATGGAGACTTGGAGCAAACAGATTTGAAATTAGACCTGATGGCAAAAGGTAATGACAAAACTTCTCAACACTAGGCTGCCATTAGCTTCAACAGATGTAGATACTAATACGTTTAATCGTCTTGTTAGAGTACTAGAAATAAATTTAGAATCCTTTGATCCTGACTCAACTCCACAGTTTAATGATTCCGATATTACCACTTTAGCTTTTAATGCAGGTGATGTAATATGGAATACGTCTATCAATGTATTGCAAGTATATAGTGGCAATAGATGGATACAGCTACATACACCTGTGAATCCACAGGGTTATGAACTGCAAGCATTAGTAGGTTCTGTTACTATTACAACAGCAGGAAATACTACAATAAACCTTGGTACCAGTAGTGAATACTGGAACATAGAAAAATGGTATACATAAACAATAATATAATTTAAGAATGAAAGATTTATCACAAGGAAACAAAGGAATAAGAGCTTTGGCTAAAGAGAATCCAGCCCTTGTAGAAAATAGATTTGGTTACGATGTACCTGGTTATGATTTAGGAGGATCCGTACCTAACATTGGTAATATTGAAAGATTTTTAGCAAATAACGAAGATTTTAATTACATGAGAGATGTATTAGGAATAGAACCAGGATCTGCTACCACTCCTGCTACTGCAATAAGCGAAGAAGATCGTTTGGCTAGGGGGTATGGAGGAGCACAAGTAGGTGATGGTCAAGGTTCTTTGTATCAAGGCATGGATTTTAAAGACGTTAATCCAGGGCAAAGTATTTCAATTGATGCAAGAGATGAAACTCCTGATGCTTATAGATTCTATCCAAGTGAAGTATCAAAAATATATTCACAGATAAAAGGAACTCCTTTCTCGCCATTAGTAGCACCTCCTAAAGAAGCTACATTTATAGACAGCATGCAACCAAGGCGTATAGAAAGTCAATTGTATGCTAAGGATGGAACTTACGTTAATGCATACGCTGACGGCACAGGAGAAATGGGCGTTGAAGATTTTCCAGAAAGAGAAGAATTGGTTACAGGCCCAGGTGGTGAACGAGGAGATAAAATTCCTGCTATGTTAAGCGATGGTGAGTTTATAGTTAACTCAGCTGCTGTTAGAGGCATAGGAATGATGGCTGGGGCAAGTCCAGATGATGAATACGAACAAAGATTAATGGGTGCTCGTAAGATGTATGAGTTTCAAAAAGAAGCTGAAGAAATGGCTAAGAGGTATAATAAGTAATGGGAATATTTAGTAGTAAAACAAAAGTAGCTCCACCCGCTGATGTTATAACCACGCCTCAAACTGGTTACTCTTTTGTCTCTCCCTACATGGAGGACTACTCTAGAAGACTATTAGGATCTTACTTTGGATCACCCGGAGAATACGAAGGTTTAATATCTCAACCAAGGGATATACCTATAGAACAAACGGCAGGACTTACGCCATTACAAATACAAGCTCGTCAACAAGCAGGTAGGTTAGGAGACTTTCAAGGAAGCTTAGATCAAGCGGGTGGGCTTTTTGGTAAACAAGAAGCTAATTTAGATGCTTCTATGGGCTACTTACCACAGGCTCAAGCTGGTATCCAAGAAGGCATGGGCTTTCAAAGAGAAGGATCTGATCTAACAAGAGGAGCTGGAAGGTTCTCAGACGCAGCAGAAAGAATGATAGGCACAGGTGCAGAAACTGTAGCCGGTGGTATAGGTGCATTGCAAAGAGCCGAACAAAGTGCATTGGGTTCAACCAAAATGTACGACCCAGCTTCTGCGTCTAGATTTATGAATCCTTACGAAGACCAGGTAGTGCAACAAACATTACAAGATATTAACAGACAGTCAGCCCAATCAGACATAGGCCTTAGAGACAGAGCCATATCGCAAGGTGCGTTTGGTGGATCAAGAGGACGTATATCACAAGAAGAATTAGCCAGAGAAACAGGCAGAGGAGCAGCTGAAGCTGTAAGTGGAATTAGAAGCCAAGGTTTTGGTCAATCACAAGGGCAAGCTCAACAAGCATTTGAATCACAGCAAGGCAGACAAGCTGGACTAGGGCAAATGCAAGCAGGTCTAGGTGGACAACAGGCTGCTATAGGTGGACAACAAGCAGCATTGGGAAGTCAGATGGCTGGTCTAGGACAGCAACAAGTACAAAGAGGTCAAGCACTAGGTGGCTTTGGATCTAGCATTGGAGCTGGTGGACAGGCTTTGGGTAGCCTAGGACAAATGCAAGCCGGGTTAGGACAACAATACGGACAGATAGGTCAAGGCATTGCCGGACTAGGACAACAAGGACAGAGTCAGTTAGGTACACAGATAGGTATGTTGAATCAACTTGGTCAACAAGGTCAAGCAACTCAACAAGCAGGACTGTCAAGACAGTTTGCTGGAGCACAACAACTTGCAGGCGAGCCAATGCAAAGATTAATGCAAGGTCAACAGTTACTAGCTGGATCACCAATGGGTGGTATCTCTGGCGGTACTGGTACAAGTGCTTATCAACGTGGTACGTCTCAAGTACCAAGCACAGGCTCTCAAATTTTAAGTGCAGTAGGAAGCTTTATGTCCTCCGATGTTGAATTAAAAGACAACATTAAAAAAGTTGGTGAACTAGAACCTGGTATTGGTTGGTACACATGGGATTGGAATGACAAAGGTAAAGAGCTGGGTGCAGAAAGCGAGCCAGCTGAAGGCGTATTAGCACAAGAAGTATTAGAAGTTAAACCAGATGCAGTGGTAGTTAAGAATGGTTACTACGCTGTAGATTATTCTAAGGTGCTGTAATGAGTATTACGTCAGGATTAAGCCCGATCA